TTGGTCAGAAACTTTCGTTTCATCTCATCAACAATAGCGGAAATGATCGGCTCGATTGTCCGGTTGTTGTAGTTCAGCATTGTCTTCTCGTCCGCTGTTCCATCCAAAATGCTCTGAGTGATCCCCAACTGGCTGTATAGCATACTCGTTAGATATTCAATCTGCTTCATCAGATTATTTTCCACAGAACGATTCAACTGTGTGATCCGTTCCGTACCGTCGGTATATGCGATACCATATTTAGAACCGGCCAACTGACGCTCGATCTCGACACGCCTCTTCTCAGCCTGTTGACGCCTTGCTTCTGTTTTTATTACATAGGGAAGCTGAATAATCAAATCAAGTTTTCCCGAACTTCCTTATCAAACGCTGCATGGTTGAATTGGGCTCGTTAATAACTGCATAAAGCGGATTTTCGATAATTGCTATTGTGTCTTTAGGGACTACAATATCTTCCTTTAACCCTGTTCGCTCGTTATAGACCCTCACCTTAACATGACTCGGAAACCATTCTATAATTTTTCCAGTTCTCATCGATTCGATTTTATACGAACCGGTAATATCCGGATCGTCATCAGTATCTACCGGAACAATCGCTACACATCCTTCATCAAGCATTGACAAAACAATATCTTGAAGAAAAGCCCTACCAGTCTGATCAATATTGGCTGATAGATTTAAACAATCATTCAATCCCGATGAAATTTTTTCAAGAAATCTTTCCGAATCATCCAAACGAACATGCTGAATACTGATTGAAGCACAATCCAACGCAATCCGATTATATACAGAAGTAACAATAGATCTCTCATTACCTCTTGTAAGCCTCGGACGATCTGGTCTGTATGAATATCCAACTCCTATGTCTCTATAGTAACTTGTTGGATCTCTGTTTAAAAAAGCGTTCCAGGCATGTTTAATCCTGGAACCAATTGTAACTTCCATTTTGAATTCGTCACCTCCTTATTCAAAAGCATCTCGATTTAATTTAAAAGCAACGAACGCATCCATCATCGCTGCTACGGCATCAATCTTTGCGTCGTATCTCTTTTTCAATAATTTTCTATTTCCATTCGTGTCTTCCATGACAATACAATTCCCCATCGCAAAAGTCATAAGTTCTTCATCAAACAGAAGCATCCGCTCCTCTGAAAGTTTCTTTAACTCTCCCAATGGAACGGATTCTGTTTTAGCTCCCTGTATCACTTTTTCAATTCCAAACGGTCCGTTTTCAGAAGACCATCGCTCAATAAATTCCTTTGCGTTATACGGGTCATATCCCAGACATCGAACATCGTATCCAAATTCAGTGATATGATTATCCAAGTCCTCATACACTTCCATCATATCGAGAACGGTGCCTTCAAGAACAATCAAGCTCCCTTCTTCCATAAACTGATCGTATTTAATTCTCATTGCTGCTGGAAGTTTCATCAGAGTTGATGAAGAAATGTAGTTTCTGGTTTTGATTCCAAAAGAACCATTTGATAATGGAAATAAAAATGTAAAAGCACAGAAGTCATCACCTTGTGATAGATCAATGCCCAAAGAACACGGCATCTGCCAATAACTTCTCTTTTTATGAAGAAGTGTTTCTTCATATGTAAAATAATAGGTATAACCTTCCATCGGTAAACCAAATCTTTTTGCCAAAATATCGTTTCTCGCGGCGGGAGATTTTTCAGCTCTCTCCACATCAAGCTGATATGTTTCATAGCTTACTGTTTTACCGATATTGGGATTTGCCTTTAACCACATATCTGGATTTCCAACTTCATCAATGGAATCCAATTTATACCACCAAATAGACACATGTGGATTAACATACTCCCCTTTGAGGATGTCCAGTAACTCCATTTTGATGGTATCGCCTGCTCCGTTTCTTACAGTTCCCTCAGAACTCGTAGCAACGATAATGTAGTCATCCAGCTTCGATGCACCTTGTTCAAGAGCACCAACAACATCTTCTCTCGTGTCTCCTGATAACCACTCGTCCACTGTGGAAATTTTAGGACGTAATCCCTGAAGCTTTGCTATGGACATCGGTCTTACTTCCAAAAGCGAACCAGTGAGAAAATTCTCAATACCTTTTTTGGTAGAAGCAAGCTTCATTCGCTTCGCTTTAGAACCGGTTGTATTCTGCAAAGAACCTTCTGTGAGGAACCGGAATAAAGGACCTCGTGATCGAGTAATTGCTGTACGGAATGGCGACATTACTTCATCAGCCTGTTTCATTGTAGGCGCAGTTGTAACTTGATGTGTTGTAGAAGGATCAATGTTTAATCCATATGACTGAATACATGTGTCATATAAAGATTTTGCAGCACCACGCCCCACAATAAGATATTGCTTTTTTATCAATCGCTGCTTAATCCTTTTATTTACATAACGCCCACCATGCCCATCGGAACTTGGCTCCCATACGCTCCTCTCAACAAAGTAATACCATCCATAAACCTGCTCTCCCCATAATTTAAACGAATCAAGCAGATTCAAGTCAGAACCATCCGTCAATGTCAGTTCCGATTCACAATAAGCAATCCATCCCTCGACCGCTTGATCGTCGTAATAAATACCTGGATTAGCTATTAAATCATCAACTCGATTCATCTCCATAGAGATTTCTTTGCAAACGGGTATCTCCCCTCTTATTACGGCATCTCGAAACATGCCGTAGTATTTGGGAACGGCTGTGTTTGATAATGCCATAATAATTAAATCACCTACTTGCCTGTTGCTTTCTTAATAGCCGCATCAATACCTTTCGTCATGTATTTTGATACATAATTGGTAGCGGTCTGCTTTGCAGCATTTGTCAGAACATCCTGAACAAATTTTCTTCCAACTGAAATTTCTGAACTGGTTAGCTGCTTGTACTGCTTTTCCATCTGGAGACGGTTAATCTTTGAACGAAGTTCTGAATCAGACATCTTTTTTATTTCATCAGAACTTTCCGTTTTACCAGCTCTCCCATTCGCTCTTGTAAGCTGTGCTGGTGTCCTACGAACTCCCCATTTCATTCCGAGGATTCCATAATGTTGCAGCATTTCTTCATCACTCATTTTGAATTTCCCTCCTTTGCAATGTAAGATGTTATTCCATTTGCTTCGTTTCCGGTTTCATAATATGGAACTTCTGTTATCACAATGTTTCGCTCAAGAATCTTATTTTCTGTATCCAATGTCTGAGAATCGAACGCTTTCGGTGTTATCTTGTATTCACCATCGTATGATTCATGATCTTCCGATTTTTCGATATCAGTTTCCGCTGCTACATTTAATCGCCATTCCGCTTCAGCAATCATCTTTTCCATTGAGGCTATTACCGCAGAACTCAAAGGGGGATCAAATAGCAATTTTACTTTCATATGCATATAAGATTTTACTAACTGTAGCTTTGTTTCATCAGAAATAAATTCTTTCCATGTGGAAGTTTTATCTCGAATAGAAAATCCTGATGGCGGACCAACGCCAAGTTGAGTCAAAATCATAAACACCGAATTGATATGCATGATAATATCTGAATCGAAGTGTTCATACTCTTCTGTAATACCAAGCATTTTTTTTATTGATGTAAGTACGCTTTCCATAATCTCCATAACCTCCTCTCCATCAACGTTTCCAGGGACATGTATCATTTCTGCTTCGAACAATAGGTTCTGTAATGAGAAGACTTTCGTCTCCGTAATGAATGGCATTATGTGTTGTAAGAATTGTTGAGATGAGATATTCGGGATTTAAAAGGAAATCGCTTCTTTTTAAAATATCCTCTACGGAAATTGGATTCATATGATGAATCAATATTTTCCCATATATTTCATGTCCTTCTATTCCAAGATCGCATCCATTATCTCTCACAATCACAAAATCACGAACTGACTTCCATTCTGTAGACCGATAAAAAATCTGATTCAAATATCGGTCAAATCCAAAAGTGTCTGTCCCGACAACTCCGCCTAAACGAAGATACTCGTATCGTTCTTTAAAAGTCTTCAATTTTGATAGTTCTGCATATGTCCTAATCATCGTCGTTACCCTGTCCGCTGTATATACGAAATGCATTGATGGCATCTTTATAGAGATCTTTAATTTCGTCAGTGGAATCAATAGCCCTCACTTTTGCCCTGGCTAAATTATTCTCTTCTGCTAGTCGTTCTTGTTCTAGCTTTTCTCTGGAAGATCCTAATTTCAGATAATGCGTAATGACTTGAGAAGAAGCAGTCCCCTCCAGTAATTGCTTTTCAGCCAAGTCAACAGCCAGAGAAATCATTTGAAGTTCTCTTGCTTCCGGAGTCAAAGCAGGGCGAATCTTTTTGGAAGAGCTTGTCGATTCGGAACTCTTTACTTTTCTAGCCATTTACTGTCTCCTTCCCATGTGTTTTTCAATAGATTCATAAAAGTTTTCTGGCAGTATTTAAAAGAACCCACAAAGCTGACTGCAACTTTTTTACCGAAAGGAGAAAAAAGAGTAAAAAGAACCACAGCTTATTACTTAGTCAACCTTATGAGCTCTGTTAAATACTGCCGGAAGGTAAAAACATTCTCCGAAAAATACCCCCGGGGAATTTTCAAAGACCGCCGCGATGACGGAGGGGGTGCATTTTTTACGACCCCCCCCTACACCATTACACCGCAATACGATTATGTTTTTTGTACAACTTTTTTGTAGATATTCCGAAAATCATATTTCAAAATTTCATCAATTGCTCGTTCATTTTCCAACTCATTTTCTTCTTCTGAAAGTTGATCAGATGTTCTCGCAATTCTTCCAAGATACGAACATGTATGATAACCTTTTTCCTCATCGAACATGAACCATGAAGTGAACTGTTCAAATGGGTCAAAAGGATTATCAACAGTTGTAAGCATACATTTGCTTGCCATTTTACTTTGTTCACTCCTTTCCATTCAGATACTTCGATACTGTGGAACTCGATACACCTAAAGCTTCTGCTATCTCAGCAGTGCTATAACCCGAAGCATTCAAGGCCGCAATTCTATTTGCTTTTGCTGGGCTTAGTGTTGTTGTCGCACGAGGTGTGGCTCTTTGTCTGACAGTATCTATGTTTGTGTTATTAAGAATCTGGGTAAGTTTATTCTCGCTAATAGCTCCCGCTTGAATTGCTTCCCATTCACGATCTGTAATCTCGATAGGCGTTCTCTTTGCACCAACGGCGGTACGAGCCGCAGTAAGAGCCTGTTGATTAGCCTTCTTAATTTCGGCTTTTGTCATGTCTGGGTTGTCTTTCTTTTTAGCAGCCACAATGGAATTAGCCATGGTCTGTGCCTGACGTTCTCTAGGGGCATTCTTTAAAGCAACATTCAACTTCGCCATAAGGGAATCTACTTCTGCTTGATACGTTTGTTTTGCAGAAGCGGAGTAAGCTATTTTCCCACTACTAACCATCTCCTTACGAGCCTGATTAGCCAGGGCCTTCATGGTATTAGCATAGTC